CGAGCAAACCGTCCTGGATCAGCCGGAGCGCGGATTGCTCGTGCGAGAGGCCCCAGCGCCGCGCCGCGTGGTCCAGCTTCGCGAGCCAGCGCGGCGTGAGCGCGACGATTACGCAAATCTCAGGACGTGGCGCCGCGTGCAGTTCCGGCGGCACCTCGAAGCCGTGCTCGAGCATGAACGCGCGGACCTCGGGCGGCTGAAAGCGAAGGTGTCGGCCCGGCGTGCGGGACGCTCGAAGGCGGCCCGAGTTGACCCAGTTGTGGATCGTCTTCAGATCGACGCCGCAGAGGCGCGCGACTTCGGGCGCTCGCATGAGGCTCATTCGCACGCCCCTCCCCGGGCCCGCTCGAGCGCGGCGAGCGCCTCTTCGACGCTGGTCACGACGGCGACGAATCCGTTGAAACGCCGGATCAAAGCGTGGAACTCGAACTGGCGTTCGTGGTGGTCGCGCTTCTTCCGCTTCGCCTGGCGGACCTCGAGCGCGAAGAACCTACCGATCGCACCGAACGCGACCACGTCCGTGATGCGCAGGATGCCAATCAGATCCGGCGCGCCCTGTGGCAGCCCGGCTCGGAAGAAGTTGCCCTGCTCGTCTGTCATCGGACGCGCAGCCGAGTGCCGCCAGAGCAGCACGTCGGGATCCTTCGCGAGCTCGAGCCGGATGGCCCGCTCGATGCTCTTCTCGAGGTGGGGGCTCGGCTCGCGCTTCGGGGGGCGGACGATCGCTGGCATGGTGCTCATCGGTTTCAGGGCGAGCTGACGCGGGTCGGTCGGGCGCGGCTTGGGCAGGAGCGGCGCGGGGTCCGCGAGCTCGGCGCGCGTGTAGACCGTGGGGAGCTTCGCGGGCATCACGCGGCCCTCGCCCGAGCCGAGCGCGCCATCGAGAGCAGCGCGTCGCGGAACGCGTCCGGCGTCGCGGCCGCGGCCTTCTTGCCGATGCGCGGGCGATCTTCGCCGGTGGCAACGTGATTGCCGCACCAAGACACCAGCGCCGCGCCGGAGCCGTTCGGCTGCACACCCCAGCGCAGATCGGGCAGGTCGACGCCGTGCGCGTAGAGCCATGTCGCCTTCTTCGCGGCGTGGCCGTAGCGCCGCTGCTCGACGTAGCAGGTCCACCCGCCTTGGAAGTCGGCGTTCACCCAGCCCTCGCAGCCGGTTGGGGGCGCGGCGAGCCCGTGGGCCGCCCACGCGTCGGAGTAGGCCGGATGCTCCAAGACCCCCCCCCACTTCCGCACGGAGGCGAGTGCCGAGGCGAAGCACCCGCCGTCCTCGCCGCGAAGGTGGCCCCAGCGCGCCTCGACGAGGCCCGCGAGCCGGCACCAGCGCGAGCACGGCGGGTGCGCCACGACCGGAGCCGGCCCGGCGTAGAGCCGTGCGTCGCGCGACTCGGGCCAGACGTCGACATCCGGCAAGCCGGCGTAGGAGCCCCGCGCGTCGACGAAGAGGGCGGCGACGTTCACGCGCTCTTCCTCGCGCCGCCGCCGTGCTTGAACCACGGCGGGAAGAAGCGGAACCGTCCGAGAAAGCGAAGCGCTGCAGCCATCGGTTTGCGGCCCTTCGCGCGCCCCTCCGCCTCCATCGCGAGCCAGGCCTTGTGCATCGTCGACATCGACTCGCGCGGGATCTGCTTGCCGATGATCGCCATCGGCTCGGCCTTCACGCGCGGCGCCGGCGGAGGCGGCGCGACGTGCCCGCAGCGGGGGCAGCGCTGCGGCCCGGACAGGAACACGTTGCCGCAGGAGCGGCACGACGAGAGCGGCGCGGCGTCGGCCTTGGCGTTCCGCTGCGTCTCCGACTCGGTCAGGCTGAAGACGCGGTCGACGGCGGGGTGACCGCAGACCCACACCGAGCCGCGGAGGTCGACGAACGTCGCGCGACGCTTCCCGGTTGCCGGGCTCGGGCGGAGGAAGCGGCCGACCTTCTGCACGAACGGACCCCAAGCCGTGCAGCCCTGCTCGAGGATGCCGACGTCGGCCGGAGGGCAGTCCCAACCGCGGATCAACAGGTCGCAGTTGAAGAGCGCATCGATGGCGCGCGGGTCCCGCTCGGGGAGCTCGAACCGCTCGAAGGCCTCGCGGAGATCCTTCGCCTTCGTCTTGCCGTGCACCGCGGCGGCCCGGTAGCCGAACGACGCGGCCTGCTCGGCGAGCTCGAGCGCGCGCTTGACGCTGACGGCGAAGGTGACGGCCTTGTGCCCCTCGAGCCGCGGCGCGTGCTTCCTGAGCGCCTCGAGCGGGTGCATCGAAAGGGTCGTGGTCGCGGACGGGCCGGCCACGATGTCGAAGGGGACCAGGGCGCCGAGCGCGACGAGCTGCTCGAAGGTCGCCTCGACCTGAACGAGCTCGTGGAAGACGTCGCCCATCGGCTGACCGTCCGAGCGCTCGGGCGTCGCGGTGAGGCCGAGGAAGGTCGCGCGCGGGTAGGCGTCGGCGATCGCCTTCGAGGTGGAGCACAGGATCGACTCGGCCTCATCGAAGACGAGCACGTCAAAGTCGGGCGCGTCGCCGCGGGCGGTGAGCGTCTGGGCCATGCAAACCTGCAGCGGGAGGTCCGGCCGGCTCCGCTTATGGCCGGCCGCGATGACGCCATGCTGAGAGAGGCCGATCGCGTCGAGGTGCTTGCTCGTCTGATCGAGCAGCGTCCGGTCCCGCACGATGAACCCCGCGCGGCGCCCCTTGGCGAGCACGCGTTGCAGGAACATGCCCGAGATCACCGTCTTGCCGGTGCCCGTCCTCGAGACCAGGAGCAGGCGCGGCGCTCGACCGGACGCGTTGACGCGGATCCACGCCGCGCCGAGGTCGTCGAGCGCCTTGCTCTGGTAGTCGCGTGGGACGAGCGGGAAGCTCACGGGGCCGAGGCCACCGGCTTCGCGTCGAACAGGTCGCCTTGGCGCTCGTTGAACTTGAACGGGCGCCAGTCGACGATCTCGTGCGTGTCGCTGCGCCGCGTGACCACGCCGAGCACGTCCTGCCCCGGGTCGCGCTCGTCGGTGCCCTCGAGCTCGTAGACTTCGACCTCGCCCCACGACGAGCCACGAGCGCGCTGCTGTGCGTAGTCGAGCGCGCGCGTCTCGATGATGTCGCGCTCCTTTTTCAGGCCCTTCGTGACGTTCTGCGAGCTGTCGATCTTGGCGTCGAGCTCCTTCATCTCGCAGAGCGCGCGCATCATCTTGCCGGAGAGCTCGCCGCGCTCCTTCGCCGAGAGCTTCGACTCGAGGTAGCGGGTCCGCTTCGGGGCGGGCGCGGCCGGGGGAGGCGAGACGCTCTCCGCTTCGGTGGACGTCGCCGGCTCCGTCCGAGCAGCCGCATCGGCCTTGGCGTGCTCGTCGAGCAGCTCGTCGAAGATATCGGTGGCCTCGTCGTGCACCGCATGCCCGTTCAGCCCCGCGCCGTTGCTCCCCTTCGCCGATTTCTTCTTGCGTGCCATTCGTGGATCTCCCGATGCGATGCTGCGCTGGTGAGGCCGCCTCGGCGCCGGTGCCGGAAGCGGAAGTGTGATCAGGCGGGGTCGGTGCCGGTGCGCTTCTGCGCCGGCCACATGGCGCGGAAGCGCTCGCCGGCGTCGCGGACGCGCTCCTTGACGGGCTCTTCCCCGTTGCCGGTGGCGAGCCACTGGAAGTCGATGTCGAGCTGCTCGGCGATTCCGGCGAGCACCTTGACGCCCGGATCCTGGATCTCGCCGGCCTCGATCTGTCGGATCAAGCTCTGACTGACGCCGGCCGCGATGCTGAGATGGGACGCCGGGACCACGGCCCAGTCGCGGATCATCTTGATCCGAAGGGCGACGGCGGACGGCTGAGGCATGGTCGAGGCCTATCATGGGTCTCGCCGGTCAGGCAAGCGCGATAATTACTTTGACAGGAGACAGGCGCCGGTGGTAGCGATAGCGCTCAAGCTCGGCGCCGCCGGGCCGTTCACCTGGACATGAAGACGACGCGACACCCCGGGCCGATGGCCACCACGGAGCAGGACGAGGCGGCCCTCGTCTACCGGCTGATCCGCTCCGCCCCCCTTGCTGATGTCCTGCGCGCGATCGCTGGGACGATGGAGAACCGCTCATGACGACGACGACGACGAAGAAGAAGGGCCGAGCCGACGACGAGGCGTGGCTCGAGAAGATGCGCGCCAGGCTCGATCAGGAGGCCGCGCGATTGGAAGGCGGCCGGGACCTGGCGCCGCTCTCGAAGAAGTACGCGGCGCACAAGACCTGCGCCACGGTGCCGCACGTGCGGGCGTTGAAGGGGGGCCGCAAGTGACCGCGCCGGATCGGACCGATCGCGCGCGCATGGCCTTGGACGTGCGGATCGCCGACGCGGCGCGGAACCTGATCGAGGCGGTGCAGGTCGAGAAGCCGAAGCGCGGCGAGAACGGGGAGCGGCTCGTGTCGGTCGTCGTGCCGGTCGCGCTGCTCGATTGCTTGAGGATCCAGATCGGTGCGTGGGAAGCGCTGAACGATTCGATCGGCGGTGACGCGTGAACGCCCAGACGAACCAGAACGGCGGCGACCTGGCTGGCCCGCTCGGCGCCTCCCTCGCGGCCGCAGAGGTCGAGCTTCGCGTCTCCCGCCGCGTCGCCATGACCCAAGCCGCGGAGCCGTGGATCGGCACGCGCTGGGCGGCCGAGCTCGCCTCGACGGTCTGCGCGGTGGTCGAGACCGCCCACATGGCGGGAGATGACCCCGGTCTGATCGAGGACGTGATCGCCGCGGTGGTGCAGGGGCGGCTCGAGCGGTCCGGCGCGTACACTGGCTGGAAGCAGATCAGCTTCGCGACGGGGGTCAAGATCGTGTCGGCATGCGTCGACGCGTGGAAGGGTGCGCGATGACGACCCCGACCGTTCCGCGCAGCGCACCCCGGTACTCGAAGGCCGAAATGCAGGAGCTCATCACGACGCTCGTGCTCGTTCACGATGGCCACTACGACGTCGCAGCGAAGGAGATGCTGGACAGCATCATCTTCCACAGCGCCTTCCGCTACGGGCGCGAGCTCCTCGCCGACGTCTGGCCCAAGTGGCTCGAGGTGATGCCCGGGATCCTCGCGAAGGCGCTCGAGGACCCGAAACACCAGCCGCGGTTCGCCGAGCTCCGCGCCGCGTTGCGGCTGTGGCTCGGCGTCGAGGGGCAGTCGTGAAGGCGCACACCGCGATCGCCGTCCCGAAGCACCACGACGCCGCCGAGCTCGACCCGGCGCACCCGACGGACCGGGCGAAGCTGGCCCTCGTCGAAGCGATCCTCGACGCGCCGGAGCTCCCGGCCCCGCCGAAGTATTTTCACATCGGCCAGGCGTTCACGATGGCGCTGGCCGAAGTGCGCCGGGTCGTCGCCTGCGACCGGTTCGCGTTCGGCGGTGACTTCGACGCGATCGTCGAGCGGCACATCGACCTGCTCGACGCGCACAAGATGAAGCAGGCGCGGGCGCTCTATTGGACGAAGCGGCCGAAGCGGTTCGGGCCGAAGAGCGCGGTGGCGTTGCTGGAGCGCCTCGGAGCGGGGTGGAGCCCGTGAAGCTCGAAGACTTCTGCGCCACCGACAAGGCGCGCTGGACCGCCAAGCCGGTGATCGTCCAGGTCGACGACGCGGCATGGATTGTCGCGACGAACGGCCACATGCTCGCGGCGGAAGCAGCGACCCCGGGGCTCGTGGTGGAACCGCCGCCCTCGCCGTCGATCGCGAAGACGATCGGCGACTATATCCGCGCGGCGGACCCGACCGGGGCCGTTGTCCAGCTGTCCGAACTGCGCGCGTTCGCGGGCCGACCGGACGAATGCGCGGCGTGCGGCGACGTCGGGCGGATGAAGTGCCAGGAATGCCACGGCGACGCGCGGGTCACGTGCGAATGCGAGGCGTGCGGCGACATGCATACCAGCGAGTGCGATAACTGCGACTATGACGGCCTCGCCAAGTGCGAGTGTCGCAAGATGCAGATGGTCTGGATTCTCGGCGTGCCGCTCGACGCGTCGCTCGTCGCCGCCGGGCTGCGATGGCTAGGCGACGGCGAGGCCGCGGTCTCGACGAACGCGAAGGTCGACGGCAAGCCCGACGACTTCCTTGCGGCGCGGGCCGGCTCGCGCGTGTTCGTCCTCATGCGGATGCGCCCCGACGATGAGGATGCCGCTCCGAGGTGGCCGCCTCCGCGATGTCATCAAGACGCGGTGTCGCCGTGATCGATACCAGGCTCTATGCCGTCCAGATCGGGAGCCGGTTCCTCGATCGGGCCGGGCGCCTCGATCGGGCCCCCAACGGGTTGACCCTCGGCGAGGCGGCCGAGCATCTCGTCGCCCGCGGCGACGAGGCGGCGACGCTCGTCCCGTTCGATCAGGTCGGCCGCGGCCCGTTCCGCACGGCCCTGACGCTGATCATCGGCGAGGCCGTGCCCAACGAAGAGCCGGCCCCGGCCGAGGAGGACTGACCCCGTGACGCACTGGAAGAAGCTCCGCGAGCCGCCGCCCTACCTCGGCGCGTGGTCGTTCGAGATCCCCGGCAAGCTCGGCGAGTACCGCCGCGTCGTCTTCGTGATCACCGGGGTCACGAGCGACAAGGTCAAGAGCACCGAGAAGCCGAAGGGCGAGAAGTGCCTCTTGCTCTGGTTCAAGACGGCCGACGGCAAGCCCGTGCCGAAGGCGATGGTCTGCAACGCGACCAACGCGAAGACTCTCGAGAGCCTCTACGGCGCGGACGTCGAGGGCTGGATCGACAAGGCGTGCGAGGTCTACGTCGCCGACGTCAGGGTCGGCAGCGACCAGGTCAAGGGCCTCCGGATTTCGTCGCGCAGGCCGCAGCTCGGCGCCGAGGAGAAGAGCTTCGAGGAGGCGCCGCCGAACGACGAGACACGCGAGCAGCATGACAAGGCCTTCGGCCGCGGGCAGGACGAGGGGCGCGAGCCCGGGAGCGACGACAAATGATGACGCCCGAGCAACGCGCGGCCGACATCTTGGACCGCCTCTACGGCAAGCCGATGAACGACAAGTCGCTGCCCGAGCGGCTGATCGCCGCCGCCGTCCGCGAAGCCGCCCTCGAGGAGCGCGAAGCCTGTGCGCGGCTGGTAGAGGAAGCCGGGCGCTCCGTCGATCCGTCACACGAGGCAATGGCCTTGGGCATGATCTGCGAGCGGATCCGCGCGAGGGCGCTGCCGTGAACATCGAACCGATCCGCTTCTCCGACCTGAAGTACTTCGCCCGCAGCCCGGCCCACTTTCGCGACGCCATCGAGAACCCGCGCCGCGCGACCGCCGCAATGGATCTCGGGGCGATCGCGCACCGCCTCGTCCTCGGCCCGCGTCAGGGCGACGGCGAGCTCGCCGTCTGGACCGGGGGCCGCCGATTCGGCAAGACGTGGGACGCCTTCGTCGAGGCGCACGCGTCCGACGTGATCGTGACGGCCAAGGACTTCGCGGCGGCGAAGCGGATCGCGGCGGCCATCCGCGCCGACGAGACCGCGGCCGCGCTCCTCGAGGGCGCGCGCCTCGAGACGCCGCTCGGCTGGAACGAGGACGGCCTCCGTGCCGAGACGCGCGGCATCGACATCATCAAGCCGCTCGCCGGCATGGCCGTGCACGTGGCCGAGCTGAAGACGACCACGAACACCGAGCCCGGCAAGCTCCAGCGCCAGGCGATGACGATGCTCTACCCGCAGCAGCTGGAGTGGTACCGCGGTGCGCTCGTTCAGAAGGGGCACGACGTCCAGCTCGTGTCGATCATCGGCGTCGAGGTCACGCCGCCCCACGCGGTCACGGTCCTCGCGCTGACGCCCGACCTGCTCGCGTGGGCCCGCAAGTCGATCGCGCTCTGGCTCGAGCGGCTCCGGGTGTGCCTCGCCGAGGACCACTGGCCGGCGTACCGGCAGCGCGCGGAGACGTTCGACTTGCCGGCGTGGCTCGTCGCCGATGGGCCCGCCGAGGAAGAGGACGACGAGGACGAGCCGGTGGAAGCGGCATGAGCGACCAGCGTCACCTCGAGGTCCTCGTCGCCGTGCGCGAGATGCGGGCGCTGCAGCGCGAATGGTTCGCGGGCAAGCGCACGCCCGAGCAGCTCGCCGCCGCGAAGAAGGCGGAGCGACGCGTCGACATGTTGCTCCGCGAGCTCGACGCTCCAGCGCCGTCGCAAGCGAGCCTGTTCGGGGCCCGATGATCGCGGCGCGCGAGATCCTGACGGCCGACGACGTCGCCGCCGAGCTCAAGATCTCGCGCCGCCAGGCCTACCTCGTGATGCGGCGGATTCCGCACCTCGTCGAGGGCCGCCTGATCCGCGTGACGCGCAAGGCCTTCGACGCGTACCTTCGCCGGATCGAGGAGCCCGCATGCGACTGTACAAGCGCGGACGCATTTGGTGGTGCAGCTACTACGATCCGGCGAGGCGCCGCGTCCTCGCATCGACGCGCTGCACGGACCGCCGCGCCGCCGAGCTCGCCGCTCGTCGACTCGAGCGGGAAGGCGCTGATCCCCGTCACGCGGCCGCGCACGCGACCACGCTCCGTCACGCCCTCGAACGACTCGTGATCGACCGCGGCGATCGGGGCCGCGCCGCCGGCACGATCTCGATGTACCGCTCAAAGGCCGGTCACCTTCGCCGCGTCCTCGGCGACGACCTCCGCCTCGCCGAGCTCGACGCCCGCGCCGTCGACGACTTCATCGCGCGCCGCCTCGAGGAGGGCGCCGCGCGCACCACGATCGGCAAGGAACTGACGACGCTCCGGGCCGCGCTCAAGCTCGCGAAGCGCCGCGGCGAGCTCGTCCTCGACGTCGAGGCCGTCATGCCCGTGTCGTGGTCTGCCGGCTACTTGCCCCGGGCTCGTGTACTCCGGCGAGCCGCGGACCTGCAGCGGCTCGTCGACGCGCTCCTGCCCGACCGAGCGGCGCACGTCGTCTTTATCGTCGCGACCGGCGCCCGCTGGGGTGAGTCGCTCCGGGCGACGCGCGCGGACGTCGACCTCCGACGCGGTCTCGTCCGGCTTCGGGGCACGAAGACGGCCAGCGCGGACGCTGGCGTGCCCGTGGTCGGGTGGATGCGGCCCCTCCTCGAAAGCGTCCTCGAGGTCGTCGGAGGCAAGCCCGGGCGGCTCTTCCGGCCCTGGACGAACGTCGGCCGGGAGCTCCCCGCCGCCTGCCGCGCGCTCGGCCTCGAGGAGCTCACCCCGAACGACCTGCGACGGACCACGGCGACATGGCTCCGGGCGCAGGGCGTCGAGCCCTCGATCATCGCCGGCGTCCTGCGCCACGCCGACTCGCGCATGGTCGAGCGCGTGTATGGCCGGCTCGCCCCCGACGCGCTCGGCAACATCCTGGCCGAGCGTCTCGGCTGTAGCGCCGGTGTATCAGCCTCCCGTCGTTCGGGTGCGCTCGGTGCGCCCGGTGCACAGCAAACCCCTGCGGATTCGGTGCCCAGGGACGGAATCGAACCGCCGACACGAGGATTTTCAATCCGGCCGAGTTTGCGATCCTACGGCCGGGAAACCGCAGATCGCGGGCGCCGCTGTAGCGCCGGCGTAGCAGCCGCGAGCGTCTACGCCATCGCGTAGACGGTGACGATGATCGAGCCCTTCGTCGGAAACGTCGCCTGCACGCCGCTCGAGGCCGCCGTGAAGCTGGCCGAGTAGACGTCGGCGATCGCGGAGTCGCCCTCGGCGAGCAGGTACGTCAGCCGGTTCCGCGTCCCGGTGCTGTAGTCGCCGATCGTCGCGGCGCCGGTCACGACGGTGCCGGTTTTCTGGCCCACCATGCGGAACGTCGCAACCGAGCCGTCGACGAGCGAGAAGGCCCCGATCGAGCTCGTGATGTAGCAGTCGACCGCCATGCCGAAGTCACCTTGTCGGATCTCCACGTCGCCTCCGTTCGTGCTGTAGGTCCTCGAGCCGATCTCGTGCGCCGACATCATCGGGCTCGGAATCACGACCTGCGCCGACAGCGTCTCGATCTCCACAACGCGAACCGTCGGGCTCACATCGACGAGGCCGAAGGGTTCACCGCTGAACGGGTCCCGTGCGAAGCCCGTCGCGACGCCGACGAGCGGCCCGAGCGTGGCCGCCTCGGCGCCGGCCTCATCTGCGGTACCAATACCGGAAGCGGCGAGGGTGCCGAGCGTGACGTGCGCCCCACCGCTGACGCCGCCGCCCTCGACGGTGGCATCCGCGGCCAAGGTGAGCTCTCCGAGGGCCACAGCGGCCACGCCCGCGACGCCGTCGGTGCCGGTCTCGGTGCCCATCAGAGCGCCCAGGGTGCCCGTGGATGAGCCGGCGACGTCGACAGTGCCGGCGGCCGTCCGAGAGAGCGCGCCGAGCGTCAGGCCGGCGGTGCCCGCAACGGCGACCGTCCCAGCGCTCGACGCGGAGAGGGCGCCGAGCGTCTTCGCGCTCGCGCCGGCAATGGCCAAGGTGCCGGCCGCGGCGGACGTCAGCGCTCCGAGGGTGCTGCCGGTCGTTCCACGGACCTCGACGGTGCCGGCCTCGCTCGGGGCAAGCGCACCGAGGGCGAGGGACCCCGAGCCCGCGACCGCGACTGCGCCCGCTGCGGAACTCGTCAGCGGCCCAAGCTGCCCGGCCCCGGTCGCGCTAACGGCAACTGTGCCCGTCTCGCTCGGCACGACTGCGCCGAGGGTGACGGCCGCGCTCCCTTGGATGTCGACCGCGCCGGTTGCGCCACATGTCAGCGCCCCGAGCGCAATCGCGGCCGCTCCGTGGATGCTGACCGCGATCGTCTCGCCCGGAGCGTAGAGCGCGACGTCGGCGCCGCCGGTGATCTCGTAGAGGCGGATGTCGATGGCCGCGATGGCGGCAGCGTCAAGCGAGTAGAGCCGAACGTCGGTCGGCCCCGCCTCGCCCTGACGCAGCGTGACCGCGCGCATGGGCTATGTCGGAACGATGGTGTTGACGGACGTGCCAGCGACGTCCGGCGAGGCCGCGGCCATCCAATCGCTCGGCAGGTTGAGCGTCGCGCACACCGTGCCCGCGTCGGCGGTCCCGCAATCGGCCGGTTGCGCGCCGGTGCGCAGCTTCATGATCGCGCTCGTGCCGACGGTCGTCTCGATCTGGTCGAGGCGCGCATTTCGTACCGTCGTGGAAAGTTGGATCGACATCTATCAGGCTCCCTTCGCGTAGTTCTTGAGGTCGTCAAGCGACCCCGCGAAATAGTCCGCATCGCAGGTGCCCTCGACGCCCGGCACCACGGCGCGCCCGTCGCTCTGCCAGAGCGTCCAGCGCTCGAAGCCGACGGGGAGCGTCGGCACCCGGACGCCGTAGTGGGCGACCCAGAGGTCGGCGACGTCGTAGAACCGCCGGTCGGGCAGCCGCGCCGCGAAGCCGGGCGAGATGTAGAGCAGCGGCCGCACCCCGCGGAGCTGGGCGAGCTCGTCGAGGCACGTTCGGACGCGGTCGGCGAAGTCGCCCGGCTCGACGCCGCCGAGCGCCTCGTCGGCCTTCTGATTCTCGACGTCGAGGGCGAGCGGCACGTCGAGGCCCGACGCGAACGCGGCGAAGCGGCGCGCCTGCTGGACGGCGTCGCTTGTGGTCCGAAAGAAGTGGTAGGCGCCCACGAGGAGACCAGCGTCAGCCGCGCCCTCGATCTGCTCAATGTAGTGTGCATTCGTAACCGTCAGCCCTTCGGTCGCCTTCACGATGGCGAACGCGCGCCCGGCCGCGGCGACGGTGGGCCAGTGGATCGAAGGCTGGAACGCCGACACGTCGAGGCCGAGCACGCGCGCCGTGGACTGCGGCGCCGGCGCCGGGTCGGTGGGCGCCGCGGCATCGTCGGGGACCTGGTAGACGGTGATCCCCCGGTGCGGGTGTGCGAGCGGGTTCGTAGCCGTCGGGTTGTCGTGCGTCTCGACGTGGGCGACGAGGGTCATGCTTCCGAAGCGGCGCGGGCCCGCGACGTCGCCGAGCGCGAGCGACGCGTCGTGCAGGCATTCGAGCGCCCACGCGGTGATCGCGGACGTGACCTCGTGCTGCTCGAGCGGCCGGGCCTCGGGCGGAAGCGCCTTCACGTCAGCGCCCGATCCTCGTGTGCAGGCCTAGGCCACCGAGCAGGCCGAGCGCCTCGATGAGCCAGAGCACGACCGCGACGATCACGACCGCCCGGATGATGATCTTGATCGTGTTGTCGATCGGGAGCGTGCTCACGAGGTAGAGCAACAAGCCGACGATGATCAGGACGACTACGAGACCGAGAATCGTCATGTGGGAGCCTCCTCGAGCACGTGCTTTACGAGCGCATGAAGCGCGTAGAACTGATCCATTTGTCGCTGCTTTTCGATTACGTGGATGTCCACCGTCGCCCAACGCGAGAAGGCCTGCTCGTACCAGGCGCAGACCATTCGAAGTTGTCGCGCCAGGCTTGCGCCGTGCGGGTCGAGCTTCGTGTCGATCCGGCTCTTCTCCATTTCCCGCTCGCGAAGCTTCTGGCCGAGCTCGCGCGCGACGGACACGAGGCCTTGCCATCGTCCGGTTAGGCGCGGGGTCGGCGTGTCGTCGCTCACGGCGTCACCGGCGGCGGATGGCCGGCCAAGAGCCGGTGCCACGAATCGACGATCGCGGCGGACTCGGGGAAGCCCCTCGAGCAGGAGCCCGACGCGTACGCGGCGAGTCGGAAGCGCTCGAGGTTCGCCGAGCAGGCCTTGTGCGACCTCTGGATCCGCTCGAGAGCGACCGCGGCCTGCTGGGCGCGGGTGAGGTCGGCCGGGACGCCCTGGAGCTGCCAGAGCCCCCGGGCGCGCCCCGCGTCGCCGAGCGTCGCGCCGGTGTCCACGTCGAGGCGCAAGCCGCTCTCGTGCACGGCGACGGCCACGAGGAGCGCCGCCGTGCGCGGGCTCCTCGTCACGGTGGCGACGTCAGCCGCGATCGCCTGGTACCGCTCGAGGCCGGCCTCCGCCGTCTCGCGCGCGGGGACCTTGCCCGGCGGGACAGCGGCGATCATCAGGGCGACGAGCCAGGCGAGCATCACCGCTCCGAAGCTCCGGGCGCCGCCGCCGACTCGAACACCGTGCTTCGCGCCCACTGCGGGCCGCCACGCGCGCGCCGTTCGCGCCTCGAGCCGGGGTGTGGGAGCTGGTGACCGACCGCCCGCGCGCCGTGCCACTCGGCACCGAAGGCGAGCGAGGGCGAGTGATGCTCGAGCTGTGCCGTCTTCTGCTCCCAGCCCGAGCCGCGACCGACACGGTAAAAGCCGATGTAGCCGCCCGGCGCGAGCTGCAGCGGCGCCGAGACGTTGCGACGGAAGCTGTACGCCGTCGCGTAGTGGCCCGGGTCGAACCACTCCTGCGTGACGAAGTCCGAGAGCGTGACGCCGTCGATCTCGTAGCCGAGCTGGTCGGCCTCGACCGCATCGGCCGCCTCGTACGCATAGAGGATGCCCGGGAAGGTGTGGTGCGGGATGAAGACGCATCGGACGATGTCCGGGTCACCGAGCATCTCGAGGCACTCGTGCGAGCCGGTGACCTGCCAGATCCCGCCATAGGTCTGCGTGGTCTTGACGAAGACCTTCCCGAGCGGATGCCCGTCGGCCGTCGTGTCGTGGTAGCCGAGCGCCCCGGCCTGGTCGGCATCGTCGAGGAATGCGAGATGCCACGCGCCCGGCGGAGGCGTTCCGCCGCGCCCGACAAAGAAGATCTCCGCGTCTTTCCCCCAGAGCGGCGCGAAGTCGCCCGACACCTGCCGTTGCTGCGCGGCGACGTAGGCGGGAAACGCGGCGTCCTCGAGGACAGTGGTCGCGTTGATGATGGCGACCAGCGGCTTGAGCGGCTGCGGCGCGGCCGAGAGCGGCGCTGCGGCGGTCACGGCTTCACCATAATCGGCTTGGCGCCGACGGCGAGAGCGGCGGCGTATCGCGCGGCGGGCGTGATCGGTGCGCGCGCGCCCATGACCGCGGTCGGAGGATTGAGCGCCTCGATCCACTTCTCGACGAGCTCGGGGGCTACGCAGAGCGGCGCCGCGCCGGGATCGCCGAACACCACGACGCCCCCCTGACAGGCGACGTCGAGCCCGGCGGCGACGAGGCGCCCCTCCGTCGCAGTGCAGCCGGCGAGCATGAGGGCGAGGCACCAGAGCACCAGGATCACGATGCCATTGACGGAGCCGGAGCCCGTCATGCCGCGCGCCTGCACATTCAGCGGCGTGCCGGCCGGCAGGTTCGTGATGGTGATCGGGGCGTTAGGCGTGGCAGGGTCCGCCGGCGTCGCCTGATTGAGCTTCAGATCGCCGCTGCCCGTACTGAGAAGCTGGATCGCGCGACACGGGCCGCCGCCGTCGGCCACGAAATCGAGATCCGTGCTGCCGTTAGTCGTGTACTGTTTCCAGCGCGGCGACGGGCCGATCGCGTCGGAGTCGAGAGGCATCACGGAAGCGGTCACGGGGCACCATCCTTTGCGGTCGCTGCGATGAGATCCTTTTTGATCTGCTCGACGGTGGCCGGCGCATACACGCGGCCCTGCCCGACGACCGCGACGGCTGCGGCGCCGAGCACCGAAGCGAGTCCGGCGACGGCGGCGAGCGGCGTGTCCGTTAGCTTGAGCACGATCGCTCCGCCGACGAGGACCGCGACGAGAATCGTCACGGCGAGAAGGATCATCAGGAGGGGTCGGGTAGTCATGGTCGGGCGTTCCTTAGCTGCAATTCGGCCTCAACGAGGCCGGCGATGGTCATCGCGGCGTCTTCCCGGGCGCCGGCTGGACGAAAGGGCCGCTCTCACCGGAACCCCGCTGCCCGTATGCTCCGGGCGATGGCGTGGCGCGCTCGAGCCGGCGCAAGATCTCGTCGAGGCGCGTGAAGACGTGGTTCATCTGCCGTTCGAACTCGTGGCGCGGCACCTGCGTTGCCTGGAGTTGCTCGACGTCGCGCGCCAGGTTGTCGTGACGCACCTCGGCCGTCGGCAGCCGGCCCTTGATATCGCGTGTTTCGAGCTCGTCGAGCCGGAGGCGCTCCCCCATGCGCTCGAGTTGCCCCTCGCACTTGGTCTCCTTCGCTTCGAGCTCGGTCTGCTTCGCCTTGATACCGTCGAGCGTGGTCGTGACCGCGTAGCGAACGAGCGCCATCCACCCGAGGCCGAACAGGGAGAGGACCGCGCCGACGAGGCCGAGAATGGGACCGATCTCGTTCATTGCGACGGCCTCGGGGGCCGCATAATCGACCCGAGATCGACTTGGGGCCCGTAGATGCGCACGGCAGCGGTCCCCGCGCCGTTGAAGGTGACCGACCCGTTTGCGTTCGCGCCGTAGACGATGACCACATTCGGCGCGCCGCCCGTCCCCGTGACGGTGAGGCCGCACCGGAACCATCCGCCGCCGGCGTTCACGATCTGGCCCGTGCCCCCCGATTGCGTGCCCACCGAGCCGCCCGACACGTCGAACCAGGCGGCCTGCGCACCGCCGCTCGCGCCGAGCGCCACGAAGTTGCGGCCCGCCGGTTTCACGAAGAGCGACCACGTGTAGATGACACCGAGGAGCGACGCGCCGGCGAGCGTCTGAAACATCTGATGCACCGACGCCGCCGAACTGTCCTCGACGAAGGACCACGCATCGACGACGCCGTTGACCGGGTTCGCCGCTGCGGCCGCGGCCACCGTCATGAGCGACGTCGTCCAAGAGGCAGACGAGAAGTCGCCCGACGACGCGACGAGGTTCGCCGCTTCCGGGGGGTGCGCGTCGTCGATGCGCCCGAGTCCGAGTCCGAGTCCGGTCCTCATCCGATCAGCCCCAACGCCTGCAGGTCAGCAATCAGGGTGCCGAGGACCGCGAGACCTTGCGCCAAATTGTCGCCCGTGACGTCAAGCGCCCGGTCCGTCGTCGGGTTGGCAACGCTGTACGCGGCCGACTTGGATGCAGGGGTGTGGCCGAAGAACCCCAGTTTGTCGGCGGTGTCGGCGATGACCACGCCTGCCGTCGATGGCAGGCCGGACAACTTCATGAAAGCGCCGGTGTAGCTCGCGCCGGTAGCGATGATGATGTTGTTCGAACCGTCGAGCGTGATCGTCAGGGCGTCGAGACCCGAGAAAGCGGGGAATGCGAAGGCGTTGGTCGCCGATTCGATCTGATTCTTGGTGGCGTTGACGAGCCTGGTCAGACTCGCCGTAGCCGCGAGCTTTTCCGCGCCATGGTGCGCGATCGTCATCTTCGTCGTGGCCGCGTCCGTGTCTAGCGAGCAATCCCCCGCGTGCGGGTGCGTCACGATGATCGCATTGCCGCCCGAGCCCGAAGCGCTCCGGAAAACGCTCTGATGAGACCCACCGTCGGCCTCGAACACGAGCGCGCCCGACGCGCTCAAAAGCTTCACGTCGAGGGTGGCCGTGAGCGTGATCAGCTGCCCGGTGCCAGTCGCAATGAGGGACAAGGTGCCGCCCGAGATCGCCGAGTCAATCTCGAGGGCCCGATCCGTGTAGCTCAGGTGCCCCCATAGCTGCGTCCCTGTCGAGTCGTAGAGGGCGAGGTCGTCCGCGTTCAGGTTGCCGGGTTGGTTCGCGAAGACGCCCGTTTCGTCGACGACACACCCGACGGCGTGCGACCGCGAGCCGGAGATGATGATCGCCGTGGCGCGCGTGCCGCCGTGGTTCCCCTTCGCGTCGCAGGCGACCACTTGGCAATCGGCCCCCGTCGATTGGATGCCGTAGATCTGCCGCGTCCCGTAGGAGCGCACGCCCATGACGAGCGTGTGAGTCGAGGCGACCACGACGCCCTGGGCGGTGTTGTCCGTGTCCTTCGAGCAATCGTGCACGACACCGGGGCCGACGATGTTGTCGCTGCCCGCCGCAATCACGATGCCCTGCGCGCCGCAGTTCTCGATCGCGAAGCCCGAGATCGTGCAATTCGTGGCGCTCTGTAGACGGATGCCGAAGCTTCCCGCGACCGATTCACAGTCGACACGCAAGCCGGTGCAAACGAGATTGTTCAGCGTGCTCGGGTAGGTATCGAGGCCGGCGATGCAATTCTCGACGGCGACGCCCGAGATGACCGAGCCGTCGCAATTCTGATCGCTCGTGCCGACGCGGGCGAGGAGCGCTGCGCGACCCAGTACATTGCGGATCGTGCCGCCGGAAATGACCGTCCCGCGGCCCTGCCACGACACGCCCGCGCCCTGCGCCCCGCACGTGTCGATCACGAAGTCCGAGATCACGCAACCGGGCGCGTTTGTCGCGATGCCCGCGACCTGCAAGAGACCGTCGGACTCTTGTTGCGCAGCATTGACGACCACACATCCGGTGATCACGGCCTGAGGCGATGGCGAAAAGGTCGCGGTCGTCGATCCGAGGCCGTTGTAATAGATGCCACTGCCCGCGCAATTGCGCACGATGCCAGGCCCGATCACGTTCTGCGTGACGTGAAGATCGGTGTCGTACATCGCGATCCCATAGCCGCTCGAGTCGACGTCGGCACCGCCGCCGAGGATGTTGCCTTGGTCGATGTCGAATCCGTGGATCTGTACGCCCTGGCAATCGAAACCTAAGAAGGCGAAATCAGACGTGACGCATCGGAGCTTGGCCCCGCGGATCTCGCCACGGTTGGGCGAACCTACCGTGCTCGTGATGTTGTCGTCGGCTTCGAGTCCCCACGCGCCATTGTAACTCTTGACCTGATCCGCCGTGCCCGACGCGGCGCCGTCGAAGGTACCGGAGCCGCTCGTGCGGCTGAACACGAGCCAATAGGTCCCAGCGGCGAGCTTCGTGATCCCGGTGAAGAACGAGCCTTCTACGCCGGTGCCCGTGAAGGTGTGCGACGTGGCGAGGTTGGCATTCGCGAGGACGCCGCTCGGCGACCCGGCCGAGTCCGTCTCGATGCGCACGGTGCACGCCAGCACCGAATTCGTCGCGAGCCGCGCGGACCATTGGGAGACGTAGCCCGGCGACGCCAGGGTGAACGTCTGGGCGATGCGCGTCCGGGTGCCGTCGATAGTCTGCGAGCCGGTCCCCGTGGCGCCCGAGCCGAACACGGTGCCGACCTCGAGGAGGATCTCGGCGCCGCTCGGGCCGCCGCTCGGGCTAACGGCCGTGCCGTTGTCGTGGCAGTAGACGTCGAGCAGTTTGAAATCGAGCGAGCCTTGGATCCAAATCCCGGCCGAGTGCGTGTCGACGCTGGTCGTCCCGACGCCGCCCGTCGCCTCGACGCTCTCGATCGTCACGTTGCTCGAGCCCATGAGCGCGATCGCGCGCTTGCTTGTACCGGCGATCTTGAGCTTACGGATCGACCCCCCGGTGAGGTTGTCGAGCTCGACGCCGTGCGCGGTGTGGTCGGTGAACGAAAGGATCGAATCGGGGCCGACGCCCTCGAGGTTGAGGCCATTGGGGTGCGAGTACTTCGCCCCGAGCACGTGGGTTCCGCTCGGCAGGATCAGCTTGACCTTGGCGGCCGCCGCGATGGCCGCTGCCGCGTTGAAGGCGGTGGCCTGATCGGTGCCATCCGCGCGCACGCCGAGGTACCGCACGTTGATCTCGTGCGGTCGCTCGAACTGCAGCGGCGTGGAATCGGGCACGATGGCGCCGCCCGTGACGAGCTGATAGAGCGTCTTCGCGCCCGCCGCCCCGAACTGCACGAAGATCAAGAGGCCGGAGACGAGTACATCGGCGGTTCGCGCCCAGCTGCCCGACGCGACCGTCCACGGACCGTTCTCGCTCTTCGCTGTCTGACCGGTGAGCAGCACCGTGTCACCTGCGCCGAGCGCGACGCCGTCGATCGTCTGCGTGCCCGTCTTTGCGATGTTCGTCGTGGCCGCGGCCTTTACCGTCACCTGCGTGTTCGGCACACCCGAACCGGCCGTGATGGTCACCGTGCTCTGAAGGGCGACGGGATCGTCAGCGACAGAGACGCCCGAGCCGGTGAAGTTGAGCACCTGGCGCGGGGTAAGGTCCGAGCCAGACTCGCGGACCTTGAGGGCGTTCTTGAGCTTGTCGAGCCAGGACATTGCTACCTCAGATCGTCGGCGGCGAGCCGCTCAAGTCGATGCGCCCGGCATGCATGATCAGCCAATTGCCGCCGGAGCCATACCGGAGCGCCGCCCATCCGAAATGCACGCTGCCCAGCACGCTGCCGTCGAAGACGATGATCGGCGTGCCGCCGCTGTCCTTGATCGACAGATGGTGGCCATTCAGCTGGCCCTCGCCGACCTCGATATGCAGACGGATCCGCTCATTGTTCGGCGGGTCGTTCAACGTGACCGCTCGATCGACGGAAAGCGGCGAGGTCAGGAAAAGGACCTCGTACTTCCACGGGTCGATCGTGACGGTCGCATCCGTGAGGTCGAGGCGCGCGCGCTCGCCCACGTAGCCGTTATCGGTGTCGTAGACCGTGGCGTGGTCGCGCGTCGTGTAGCGCGAATCGGTCCACGTGCCCGTGGCCGTAGTACCGCCGCTGACTTGGATAGCCGCGCCGCTCAGGTCGGCCTGCGCGCTGAACGAGGCATTGCCGTTGCAGTCCAGCGTGGAGGACACATCAAGCTTGAGCGTCGCGCCCGCCTTGAATTCCTCCTGCGCGCCGCTCTCGTAGGTCGCATTGGCTCCGCCCTTCATGTGCAGGAGCGCCGTGCTCTCGAATGCGACGATGCCGCTGCCGAGCACGTCGACGATCCCCGTGCTACCCACGCTCGCCGCGCCGTTCAATTCCGCCGTCGAGCCCGCGTTCAGGGCAACGTCACCGCCGCTCTGCACGATGATGCCGGAATGGTTCGAGACGGTGATCGCGCCTTCGTTGCCGATCGTGCCGTCGCCCACGGCCAGGTTGCCGAGCAACTCGGACCCCGCGTCGGCCTGCAGGACGGCCCCGCTCTTGAGCTCGAGCGTGGCGTCCGCGTCGAATTGCACCTTGCCGCCGCCATGCACTTGCTGCGCGTACTGCAGCATATAGACGAGGGCCGCGGTGCGATCGCCGAGCGCCTCGAGCCCCACGTCCACGCTGGCCGCCGTCGGCGCGTCGGTGCCGCTCGGGATCTGGTAGCTGATCCCGAATGCGGCCGAACGCGCGAGGCCGGTCGCTCCGCCGACGCCGTTCCCGGTCGAGCCGACGAGAAGCATCGAGGTCGCGCTCGTCTTGATGGCCTGCCACGCGCCATTGGCGTTCGTGTTCACCAGATGGTTGTGGATTACGACGGTATCGCCGGTCTCGACGCCGTGGGGCGCCGAGGTCGTGACCGAGATCGGGCTCGCGTTCGTGCTCGAGGCGATGCTCACCGAGCTCGGGAACGAGGCCAGCAGAACCGTGGCGATGCCGTCGTAGACGCTGGGCATTATTGGACCCTGTGGCCGAACACGGCCCCGGTGATTGAGGTGCGGCCCTGGATCTGCGTGAGCCTCGTGTGCGCGACCACGGCGCCATACGTCGACCAGCGGCCACACGTGCCGTCTGGGTTGATCCCGCCGCCGCTCGGCTGGTCTTTGTCGAAGTGTGACGCGTCGAAGCTGATGATCAGCGCCACGCACTCGCACGCGCGCTTCCACAGCTGGATCTTGTCCCAGATGGCCGAGAGCAACGCTGGATCCGCGTCGAGGTCCCAGCAACCGGGCACGGTATCCCAGGTGAGCCGCGACGGGTCGTCCCAGGTGTCGCTGCGCGGGTTGCACCATGCGTCAGCGCCGACCGATTCAATGACGATCCAAAAGCGTTTCCAGTTCCAGGAGCCCGGGCACGTCACGACGCTGTCCCAATCGAAATTACCCGGCTGGTCGAGCTGGTGATCGGGCTGCGTGGTCTCCGGCGTGTCGCCCGCGTCGTACGTGTCCCAGGTCGTCGACTTGAGCGCCCAGGGATAGACGCTCGGGTCGTACGAATTCGAGATCTGCTTGATGGCCGGCCGCAGCGTGAGCAGTGGCCGCAACGTCTGCCGCAGCACGGCCCACGGGATCCCGGCCTGCGCCCACAGGTCGAGCGACTCCTGCAGCGTGAGCGCGAAGCTCTCATCCGACTCGGTCCCGCCGCGCGCAATCAGCCGGTCATCGCCAATGCGATCGAGGCCGCTCGGCGCGCCGACGCCGGGCATGTGCATTTTCTGGCCCTGAACGATCTTCTCGAGGATCTCGTCGACGCTGTCGCCGATCGCGAAAAGGTAGCGCTCGAGCTGGCCGTCCTGCGCCCACCCCGGCGAAATCAGCTTGATGTAGTCGGCGACGAGCATCACACGCCCTCGAGGGTGATCGCCGGCACGGCCGGGACGAGGACGGCAACGTCGGCGCGCAGGAGCGACGTGTTGACGATGAGCTGCACATCGAGTTGCGCGCCGTTCAGCTGCACAACGATGTTCTGAATCGTCAGGCCGTGGTCGCGCGCGGCGTCGAAGATCGCATCGGCGATGCCCTGTAGCGGCACGATGTTCGTGTAGGCGCCGCCCGGGTCGCTCACGCCGCCGATGGGCAGCGTGGAGAAGTAGGCCTGTACGGCGCCCTCGAAAATGATGCGGTTCGCGTCGGTCGCATAGGGCGCGGGGAGGAAGACGGTCGCGGCGCAGGAAACGCTCGCCACCGTCGCCGCGATTGCGATCGCGGTGTCCGTCTGCGGCGCCGCGTAGGCCTGCAGCACGTCGTCCGTAACCTGCACGTCCTCGGGCGCGGGCGGCCCGGCCGGGTTCGCGAGGAAGACGTAAACCCACCCATTGGACTTGTCGGGGATGGGGCGGGCGCGCGTGATGGCCGCCCCGACGCTCTCGGGCGGATTGAGCTTCGGCGCGTATTGCTGCGAGGCGAGCGCGAAAAACTCATAGGCGCCTTTCGGGCCGCCGTTCGAGAGCGATTGCAGCTTCAGCCTGCAGCGCGCCGCGAGGGCGACGTTGCTCTCGACATCGGTGCCGAGGTAGACGACCGGATTGGTCACCGAGACGCCGATCAGCGACGTGACCGGCTGCGTGATGGTCTGGACGTTGGCGACGCCGGACGCGTCGAGCGAATTGCCGACGGAGCCGCCGACGTCAGCCTTGACGGCGGCGAGCGTCGGCAGGCGAGCGGTTCCGCCGCTCGTGTAGGAGCCCGAGAACGTCGAGCCGAGCAGCACGAAGGAATGCGTGCCCGTGGGCCGCACCTTCCACGCCGTCGCGCCCGCGAGCCCGGGGATTCCAGCGACGCCGAGGATGGTCACGATCGTGCCGGTGAAAAGGCCGGTGACGCCGCTGGTCGTGATCTCGCAGGCGCCGAAGTAGCTCCCGATCGCCGTGATGGTCCCGCCGACGAGCGACGAGGGCGTGACCACGATGTCGGTCGTGTTCGTGTAGCCCTGCTTCGTGTTGGGATTCGTGACGTGGTACGTGCCCGCGTCGAGGGTGTAGGTGCTTCCGCTCGTATTGCAGATCGCGAGCGTGCCGCCGGCGAAGGTGAGCAGAATCCGTTGGACGTTGTAGACGCTCGAGGCGAGCACATCGAGCGCGCCCGGGCCGCCCTCGGGGGTGACCGGCGCGATGACCTGCGCGCCCGTCTTCGGGTCCGTGTACGTGACCGATTCAGTCGCGGCGAAGTCGAGGAAACCGGCCATCCCGAGGATCGCGGCGTTCGTGTCGCCAGCGCGCAGCGCTTCGGCGACGACCGCGTAGATCGTCCGAGGGATCGCGCCGGCCTGCCACGACGTGGCGCGGATCCCCAGCGTCTTGGTGTCGTCGAGAAGCTTCGCGAGCCACTCTTTCGCCGTCGCGGCCGTCACGACGTCGTCGAATGAGAGCTCGCCGCTCATGCCGTCACCTGGAGCTTCTCGATGCCGACGTCGGAGACCTGCAGAACGAGCTTGAATGGCCCGGCCGCGTCCCAGATCTTGATCGTCAAGGTGAGCTTGTCGCCCACGAACACGGCGACCGCCTGCGAGCGCTGGACGCGCTCGTCTTTGAGCATCTCCGCTTCGACGGTGCGCGCGAGCCGCTGAACGTCGGCAATGCTCACGTCGTCATTGATCCATTCGCGAACGTCGATCCCGTAGTCCGGATCATCGATCAGGCTGCCGTGCGTCGTGACCAGGCGGCGCGCGAGCGCTTGCGCGAGTCCGAGCCGGCCGGTGACCTCGGCCCAGTTCGGATCGACGTCGTAGACCTGCATGGTCCGCAGCGAACCGTCGTCGAAGGGCAGCGTGACGGTGAAGAGCCCCCAAGCGAGGTCGGTGCCGTAGTCGATCGTGCGCGGGTCGACGCTCATGCGGACACCCTAGAGATCGGGTTCGGCGCGCTCGTCGCTTGCTGCAAGAGCGGCCCGGACGCGAGCGCGCCCGCGACGGCAAGTTGCACCTGGTCGCCGTAGCGCACGACCCGGCCGAGCTCGGCGCCGGGCGGCACGACGTCGGGAACGGCCGAGAGGGCCACCGACAGCGCGGGCGAGCCATCGCAGAGCATGACCACGGGCCGCGCCGGATTGCCGTCGATCCACATGACGCCCACCGACGCGCCGGGCGAGAGCACAACGGCCGAGCCGCCGAGCGCCGGCCGAACCGGGCACTTCACGAGCGCGGGCAGTTCGAGCGCAAGGCCAACCGGGATCGCGTCGACGAACACGCCGCCGAGGCCGTCCGTGTAGCAGGTGACGACCGAGTACTCGGCGAGGCGCATGAAGCGAAGCGCCGCGAGCTCTGATGCGACGAGGGTTCGCAGGGCGGTCAGGAGGCGGTCGGCGACCGCGCCCGTCGCAGGCGCCGTGAGCGCCTCGACGCGGAGCTCGCCGTCCGGGCGCGCGTCGATCGTGACACTCGTGAGCTGCCGCGGCGTCGGCATCTGCGGGCCCGCCACGATGGCGCCTGGCATCCAGTCTGACAGGGTCTCGGTGGACGCGAGCAGCCGCCCGGTCGCGCGCTCGTAATGCTCGATGAGGAAGGTGCTCGCGATGGGCACGCCAACGGGCCGCGGGACGATGTGCGTGATGCCGATCGGATCCACCCACCACCCGGGCCCGACGAGCTGCTCGAGGACGCGCGCCGCCGGAGCGCCCTCGCGCACGAAGTCATTGCCGAGGATGTCGGTCGCCGCGGCGAGCTCGGCCGGGTCGATCACCTCGCCCGCGGCAATCGCCACATCGCCAACCGGGAGGCCGCGCGGGATGCCGGCGTCATTGTGGTAGGCCTGCGGCGCGAGCGTCTTGCCCCAACCGCCGGCGCCCCCCACGACGAGCACGCTGCGCGATGCCGCGAAGGCCTGATCGCGCATCACGGCGCCGGCGAGGACGAGATCGCCGAGGCGCAGCATCACGCCGACCGCGCCCGCGGCAGTGGGAGTGCCGACGATCGGATCGTCCGTCGCAGTGGTCACGTCCGCGATCCACGTGCCGGACGCACCGATCGTCACCCGGCACGACGTGACGAGCGCACCGGACAGGTCGAGGTAATTGCCGGGAGCCGCGGTCGTCATTGATAGGCCTGCTGGGCTCGCTTCATCAGGTCGGCGTTGGCTTGGCGAAGGGCGACGACGCGCGGATCAGGCGTCGACCCATTCGCGTTCGGGAGATCGGTGCTCTGGCCGGGTGTCGCGACGGCGGAGACGGGCGGCGGCGGCCGGTACTCGACGAAGGTGACCTCGAAGGTCCACTCCCCATCGCCGGCGTGCTTCCAATTCGTCAGCTTCGTGACGACGACGGCGGTCACGTCGAGCTTCGCGAGCGCCGGGTGGTAGATCGGCAGCGCCGTGACCGGCTGGCCCTTCGTCGGCGCGTACTTGAGCAGCGGGAGAAGGAGATCCCACGCTTCGAAATGCTCGATCTCCCACGCGGTGAAGGTGGCCTTGATGTCCTTGATCGGCGGCCGGCCGACGAACGTGCAGATCCCGCCGTCGGCGCCCTTGCCGGTCTTGATGTCCCAGCCGTTTTCACGCGGGCAGTCGATCTCGCAGAGCCCCGGCGTGGTCATGCCGCCGAGCACGCAGCGCGACCAGCCGCCCGGATCCGTAAAGGGATCGCTCATGGCCCTGCCGGCTCCGGCTCGAGCAGACCGCTCCGGCCGACGACGCGCTCGACCACCTCGGCGAGGCGCGTTTCGAGCACGTTGAAAACGCCCTCGTCGACGTTGCCGTTGATCGTGATCTGGATCGTCGGCGCCTTCGTTCCCCCGCGCCCCGCGCCGCCGGCGCGCCGAATCGCCGCCGGACCGCTCGCGGCCGCCACGCCGAGCCCGCGCGAGGCGTCCGCTACGTCGGGCGCGCCCTCGTCGATGCCGGCCGCCATGCCGCGCGCCGTGTTCGACCCGACCTCGAGCATCACCCTCGACGGCGATTGGATCTGCAGGATCCCCTTGACCGCATCGACGGCGCCGGAGGCGAGATCGCTGGCGGCTTGGATTACGCTGGCGACGCCGTTCTTGATGCCGGCGACGAGGCCGTCGACGAATTGGGAAGCCGCATCGTACGCGCTCGAGGCCCAGCCGACGACGGCGTCCTTTGCGGCGCCGACGTTCTCGACGACGTAACCAATCGCCAGCGACAGCGCCGCGAAGGCCGCGAGCGAAGCGCCGACGGCGATCGCGATCGGAATGAACGCGACGGCGGCGCCGGCGGCGATCACCGCGAGCGCGACGCCTACGCCCTTCAAGACCGTGATCATCTTCCCCGCGCCGTCGTGCTCGGCCCACATGCGACGGAGCCAGAGCACGGTGGGCGCGACGGCGATTGCGGCCCGCAGCGCGTAGTTCTCGAGCTGCAGAAAGCCGACGTGCACTTCGACCAGGGCCTTCGTGGCCAGTTGAAAGAGCGCCGTCATGACGCCGGTCACGGCGCCCTTCGCGACGTTGGCCGCGATTGAACCCTTGAAGAACTCCTCGGCGAAGCTTCGGAGCTCGGCCATGAACGGACGGATCGCGGGTGCGAGATCCTTGACGAGCGCGTCGATGCCGATGCCCTCGGACACCTTCTTTTTGATGGCGTCCCAGGTGAAGCCCATTTCCTCGAGCGGCGCCTTGCCCTTCCGGATCAACGCGTCCTGAACCGCGGTCGACATCTTCTCGGCCGAGACGCCGATGTTCCGGAGCTTGTCGGGCGTCGTGCCGAGTTGCACCGCGAGATCGTTCGCCGAGAGGCCGACCTCGCGCAGGCTGCGCAAGAGCTTGTTGTCGAGCTTCACCGATGCGCCGACCTGCGCGAGCGACGTCAGCTTCCCGATCAGCGACACGGCCGAGCCGGCGACCTCGCCGGTCTGGTCGCCGAGGAGGGCGGCGGCGGACGCGGCGGCGAGAGCGCCCTTCTGCAGGGCGCCGGCATCCTGGATCCCGGCCTGCGCGAGCCCCTTGCCCCACTTGTTGATCTCGCTCGTCGAGAAGGGCAGCCGTTCCGAGAGCTCGGCCAGCGCGCCGACCGCCTTCCGGCCCGCGCCCTCGGTCAGGGCGTCGAACGTGGCGAAGAGCGCCGAGCGCCGCGCCGCGACCGCCAGGGCGGCCCCTGCGAGCTCCCAGAGGGCCGCGGTGAGGCCAGCGACGGCGAGGGCGCCAGCGGCCGCCACGGTCACGATAGCGGCGATGGCGAGGCCCGCCGGCCCGGCCGATGCCCCGAAGCTCGCCGCGCTCGTGCCGGCGCCCGCGAGGCTCGTCCCGAGACCCTCGAGCGAGGAGGCCGCCGAGCTCACCGGGCCGCCGATGGCGCCGAGAAGGCCTTTCAGCCCGCCGAGCGTCGCGCCGAGCTGGGACACGCTCGACGCCGCGGCTTCCGCCGGCTTCGATGCCTTGTCCTCGACCTCGACGACGTAGCGGGCCACGCGGCTACTCCTTTCCCCTCAGCGCGTTGAGCGCCTCGGCCAGGCCGATGGCGGCGACCTCCGCCTCGAGCGTGTCCTTGTGGAAGGCGAGGTCGAAGAGCCCGCGCCCAAAGGCATTCGAGTCGCGCTTCTGCTCGGCGAAGAGCGACCGGATCATTTTGCAGTCTCGTCCCGCGCGAGGCCGGTCAACCTCTTGATCGCCGGATCGCAGCCTTCGGGGATGCCCGGAAATTCGTCGAGCAGCTTCGAGAATGCGGCCTTCTCGTGACTGACGACGATCTGCGTCGCGAGGATCTCTTGCGCCTGAAACGACGTCGCGGCGTTGAGCCCGTTCTTTTTGAACATGGTGAACTCCGCGCGCGTCGGCTTGCGGAAGACCACTTCCCACTCTGGCTCTTGCGTCTTCGGGTCGAGGGCGCCGCGCACAAGCGCGATCCGACCGTGCTGCGCCTCCCAGATGTCGAGCTGCTCTTGCGTGATGGCCATCTCTCTCCTTTTTGGAGGGCTGGCCTTGCTCGTCAGCTCGGCAGCACCGGAAACGGAGCGGCGCCGTCGCGTCGCTCGAGCGGTCAGGTCAGAGGCTCGCCAGCGCGAGCGAGATCGCGGCGTCGTCGAAGCCGCCGAACAGGATCTTGACGGGCGAGAGCTCGACCTTTCGAACGAGCCCGTCGGGGCCCGCCTTCTGAGAGGCTTCCGTCGTGTTGATCGAGCAGCCGAGGAGCAGGTCGGTCATGACCGTGAAGTCGGGCAGCGAGTAGTTCGCGACCACGACGAACTTGCGATCGCCGTAGCCCGGGCCGCTCGTGAGCAGGAACGTGCGCCAGTCGATCAGAAGCAGCGAGCAGTCACCGGCGTACTGATTCTGTCCCGTGGTCACGCCGACCGGGTCGGGATGCGGGCCATACTCGTACTTGCGGTTGCGCTTGCGCGAGTAGTTCAGCTCCATGAGCCCGCCGAACTTGATGCCGCCGCCGAAGTTGGCTTCGACGGACGTGAAGTCCGGGATGTCGCCGAGCGTCAGCGGGAAACCGAGCGTCATGGTCCTGTCTGCCCTTCAACGTGCGAAGCCGGCCGCCGCCAGCTGCGCGCGCTCTACGTCGCGGCGTTCGCGTTCGCGAAGCCGATGTCGAGGTCGAGCTCCAAGATGTAGCCCTTGCCCGTGATCCGAATCGTGACCTTCACCTTCGAGGTCAGGCTGATGTTCACCGTGCGATCGACGGTCACCGTCGCGCTCACCATGTAGCCCGGCGAGACCATCTGATCCGAGAGCGCCTGCGCGAAGCTCGCCTCGATGCGCTTCGCGTCGCGCTCGTCGATCGTGCCGGCGACCGTGTTCCGGCTGCCGTCGTTGACGCGCACGTCGTCGTTGATCTCGTTCTGCCCGACCTGATGCACGATGAAGCAGGCGAGATCCATCACGCGCCCGCGCGGGGCGAGCACATAATCGGAGCCATTCGGCGCCAGGCTGATCGGGTTCGTGATGAAGACGCCGGGCAGACCGATGACCGTGCGCGCCGTCGTGAAGCGCGACGCGCCGCCGGGCACGAACGGATCGAGCCCGGGATTGACCCGCTCGTCGTGGTAAATGAAGCCGTCGTTCGGATCGTTCGTCGGATCGACGACGATCTGCGAGAGCGGCCCGCCCTCGGCGTCGGGACGGCGACGGCCCGCGTGCCGCTGCGGCGAGATCGCGGCCTGGCGCGCGGCGAAGGCCCACGCGAGCGGCCGGCGATAGCGCGGAGCTCCCGCAACGGCGTTCGTGAAGGCCGACGGCATGTTCCACTCACTCGCCGCGGGCCAGATCCGTTTCGCGCTGGTCGACGCGACGTCGGCCGCGAGGGCCGCGGTCCACACGGCCTCGGTCTCGCCCGCGCCACCCCAAGCCTGCGGCTCGTGCGCGTCGCGGAAGTCGAGGATCGCGCGGGTGAAGATGTAGCCCGTGGCGAGGTCGTCGAGGTCGTTCGCCTCGAACGTCGCCGCGTTCGCCGCCGTCGAGTAACCGACGATGTGCATCCCCGCGCCGAAGCCCGTGGTCGCGTAGCCGCTCGCCTTCAGAGCGTTTTTGGCCGCGGCGATGCCCGCCTCGTTCCAGAGCGGGCCGACAGTCGAGAGGCGAATGCGATCGCCCGCGACGAGGGTGCCCGCCGCGAAGTGCAGCGTGATGCCCGTGCCGGGAATCAGGTACGTGTTCGGCGTGCCGAGCGCGATCGTCGGGCCCTTCGTGCGCCCCGCGTCGAGCGAGACGGTGAAGGTCGCGCCGGCGACTCCGATCGTCGCGCCCGAGACGACGTCGATCTGAATGAAGAACCGATCGAGCGCGGCGCCCGTCGCGGTGACGACGCTGGTCCCCGTGCCCGATTGGATCACGCCGTCGAACTGCACGGTGCCGCCCGTTCCGGAGCCGACGCCGGCCGGCGGGATCGTGAACGTGCTCGCTCCGGTCACCGTCGCGACGAAGGTGCCATTCGCGGCCGCGTTGCCGGTGACGCCGGCGACGGTGACCACGTCGCCCGTCACGAGGAGGTGCGGTGCGGCCGTCGTGACGACGATCGGCGTCGCGGTCGAGGCCGTCGAGATCGCGACCGTCGGATTCGCCGAGCCCTGCACGTAGCCGGCGGTATTCGTCGGCACCTTGATGCAGATGCAGACGGCGCCGGCGAGGATCGCGAGGCCCGCGGCTTCGACGAGCGGGCCACCATCGAAGGTGTCGGTCAACGTCTTCAGGCTGCGGGTCGCGACGATCGCGTAGTCGGTGCCCTGGTTGGCGCATCCGATCTTGACCTGCACGCTCGAGCCCGGAACGACAACGGCCGAGCCGCCGCCGTCCGCCACGGAGATGATGACGTCGCCGGACAAACTCATGGGGCCTCTGGGGTGGCGCCCGCATAGCGGACGTCTTGATCGAGCGTGGTGCCCGGGGGAACGAAGGCCTTGAGCGCCTTGATCGGCATGTCGAGCACCGGTGTCGCGACGGACATGCCGAAGACGAAGTGATGCGTCAGAGGTGCCGTCTCGGGTGCGGCCTCGGCGTCCCACTGGCCCTCTAGCGCCTCGACGTTGCCCGCCGAGAGGATCTCGCGCGCGGCCCAATAGACCGTGTCGGCGATCGCCTCGGTCGTGTCGAGCTCGGTCGGCTCGTCGGGCGTGTTCGCGTTGCCGAACACGTGCACGTCGATCTCAGTGCGGCGCTTCAAGAGAGGCTTTTGCGTGAGCCACGCGCGATACGCGACGTCCGTGCTCTGCGAGGGGTACGTCGCCGCAGTGACGACCACGGCCACGCCTTCGTGCGAAACGCGGCGCGGGACGAGAACGATGCGCGGGCCGCTGGGCTGGTCGTCGAGGTAACGCTTGCCGACCTGCACGCGCCAGTCGGCGAGCGCCGGGAGCCCTTGCGTCGCCAGGGCCGCGATGACCTTGTCGCCGATCGCTTTCAGCACGGTGCCGATCACGACGGCCGGCCCTTCTCGCCCATGACCGCGTCGGCCGCGGTGTCGAGCTCGCGGCGCCACGTGTCGGGGATGCCGCGCGCCTCGCTCGGCAGGATGGGACGCGCGACCATGCGGCTCGTGCCGCTGTGGTGATAGCCGGCGACGGCGTCCGTCTCGGCGACGACGCTAGCGCCCTCGGCGTGCACATCGACGCGCGACGCGATTGCAGGGTCGGCCGAGCCGCCATCGACGAGCGGCGCCCACGGTTCGCCATAGGGCGTCTGCGAGCCGCCGATCTGCGAGACCTGCACGCGGCGAATCGCGGGCGCGGCCTTCGCGGCGATCTTCGACGCCGCGCCGCCGAGGCCGCGGATCTTCGTCGCGACCTGCTCGAGATCGGAGGGGTTGCCGACGAGGCGCATCAGATGATGCCCCCCGGCGACCAGCAACGGATCGGGTCACCCCAACCGATCGCCGGCTCCTCGGTCGTCGCCGGCGTCGAGTCCACGGGCGGCCCCGGGAGGTTCTCGCCAGCGCGCCAGCGCTCGAGCGCGGCCTGCGCCAGGTCGTGGCGCGCCTTGACGTTCTCGATGTCCTGCGTCGGCTGCGACGGGTTCAGGAGCCCGAGCGTCGTCGCCACGTTGAAGGCCGATAGGTGCGCGTTGCACTTCACGACCTCGAGCGGGATCGGCGCGAGCAGCGGCGTGCCGTAGCACTTGAGCGCGCCGTTGATGGTCGCGGCGTCGACCTCGAGCTGGTCGAGGATCAGCTGCTTGACCGACGCCGTCAGCCCGATCGTTCCGGTGCCGGCGGTCGTCAGGTCGATCCAGATGTTCGCGAGCGCATTCGCGCTCGACGTCGCGAGCTTGAATAGATCGTCGGAGATCGCGATCGCGTAGTAGTCGGTGGACGCCGTGAGCGGCGCGGGCAGCGCGCCGCCGGGGCTCACCTGCACGCGGACAAGGTCGGCCGTCGTGAGCCCGTGCATGGGAAGCGCGAGCGTGTCGCCCGTCGCATCGACCGCCGCGACCGTCCGCGGCTGCGGCACGAGCGCCGCAGCCCGGAGGCCGAACCGGAAGAATTGAGCGAGCGTCGCGTACGCCATGACACGAAGTCCCCGCGCGCGGTCAGGAGGGCTCGAAGCGGATGATGCAGTGAGGGATCGCGTATCCGCTGTTGCCGAAGAGCTTGCCGGCGAAGCGGGCCTTGTTGGTCTCGGTCGCGAACTCGGTGCCGTCGCCGAGGATCCGGACCTCGGGCTCGCCGTCGTTCTTCATCTGCGTCTCGAACGGCATCGCGTCCGTGTTCATCGCGAGGCCGTACCAGACGCCCGCCTCGTTGTTCGCGTCGAGCTCGGGCGCGATGATCGGCTGCGCCGCGCCGTAGTAGATGTTGGTGTCCGCCGCGGTCCCGCCGTCGTTCGCGAGGATCTGCTTGCGGAAGAGCTGATCGAACGTCTCTTCCATGTCGGTACCGGCCAGCACGTGCGTCAGCTGCAGGCCGAGCGGCGTCACGCCGTCCGGTGCCTTCAGCTGGCGGAAGTACTTCCGAGCGAGCGCGAAATTCGCCCGCGTGAAGGGCGTCGCCGGGTACAGGTTCGCGTACTGGGCCGTCGTGTTGATCGCGCGGTAGTCGACGGGGTGATCCGTGTCGAAGAAGAACTGACCGTCCCAGCCGAGCGCCGTCTTGCCGCCCTTCAGGAGTGCCGCGAGCAGGATGTTCGGGTGCGCCGTCGCCGCGCGCATGAGCTGCGGGATCTTGTTGACGTACGGCGCGAAGTTGCGCGCGAAGATGTCGTCGAGCGGGACGTCGATCGTCCGCTCCCAGGGCTTCGAATCGATGAAGAACGACGTGAGGTCAGCGTCCTTGACGTTGCGCGGCCCCGCCCATTCGCGGAAGCCCGCGAAGGCCGTGAGGTCGATCGGGAACTTCTGCCTGAGCTCCGCCGTGCTCGTCCAGCCCGAGACGCGGCGCGCCCAGGGCTCGGGCCGCTGCGCGAGTACGTCCTTGTACTTCGCGACCATGATCGTGAAGAGCTCGGACACGGCCGGGCTGTTGATGCCGAAGAATTGCAGAGATCCCATGGTCGTTTTCTCCGGTCACCAGTTCGTGACGACCCAGTCGATCGTCGAGATGTCGGCCGTGTTCGTGGTGCCGTCGGCGGCCTGCGCGCGGATCTCGAACGAGCCCGTGCCGATGATGCCGGCGGTGCGCGCGCTGACCGGCGTCGCATAGCCGCCCGTGGTCGCCGTGGTCGTGTTCGCGGTGTTCCGCGTCACGAGGATCGTGCTGACCGTCGTCGACTTGAGCCAGACTTTGGCGGCGGTCGTCACTGCCTTCACGCCCGTGATCAGCGTGGCAACGCCCTTGACGATCCGCGGGTAGAAGATCGGATCGTCCGTGTCGACGACCTTCCCGCTCACGCACAGGCTCTTCCAGCTCGAGCCGGGATAGGCCGTGTCCTCGATGCCGACCTCGAAGGTGAAGCCTTCGGGGATCGCTGCCGCCGTGGCCCACCATCCGGGCCGCGTCAGCGCCGCGACGCCGCCGCCGACCGTGCCGACGAGGTAGGGGCCGTTTTGGGCGGCGGTCGTCTGCTTCACGAGCAAGACGACGTCGCCCGCGACGTAGGTCACGCCGTTGACCGGGGACCCGCCGGCGACGCCGGCGAACGCTGCGAGCGAAGCGACGTTCGCATCGACGATGCCGCGGATGTGCACGCCGGAGAGAACGCCGAGCATGTCGGCTTGCGCCTGCGTGACGTCGCCGCCGGTGTCGGCGAGCAGCGCCTTGGCCAGCGCGTAGCCGACGGGGCCGACGAGCACGTGCGCTTGCGCGTTCTCCTCGTTCAGGCCGAGGAAGAGACCGGCCACGCTGCGCGACGTCGATCCGTCCGTCTTGCCGACGGTGTGATTGTCGATCGCGTAGCAAGCGCACGGCATGTCCGAGTTGGCGAGCGCGTCGCCGGAAAGGCCGACGTCCTGATCGACGGTGCCCTGCAGCACTTCGATCACGACGAGGCCGTCAGCGAGACCGGTCGTGTCGGCGTCCTCGAGCGCGATGCCGAAGCTCGTCAGCGTCGTCAGCGCCGTGAACTGCACGCCGTAACCCGACGAGTTTTTCGCGACATGGTGGCCGCGCTTGATGACCTGGCTTCCGGCGAGCGGACACCGCGCCGTGATCGGTACGGCGTCGTCACCGATCTGCGAGATGCCCCTGCGAAGCGTCGATGCGGTCATGTCAGATCTCCTTCGTCCCCGAGCCGTTCAGCGCGAGGGCGCGCGACGACGCGATGTGCTCGGCCTTGATGCCGTGGGCCTTCGCCTGCTTCTCGATGTCGGGCGTCATGGCGATCGTCCCGCCGCCCGTCGGATCCGCCTTCGCTTCGATCTGGCGCGGCGCCGTCGGCATCGCGGCCGCGAACGCGCGCAGGTTCTTGAGCTTCATCCCCGCCCAGTCCGGATGGACGCCGTTTTCGGGCTGCGGACCCTTCTCGCCGGAGATCCACGCCTTCGCGGGATCCATGCCGCGCAGCACGAGGCCGCGAACGAGCTCGACGCGTTCCTTCGCCTCGGCTTCCTCGGCGGCCTTCGCGTCCGCGGCGGCGCGCTCCTGCGCGAGCACCGAGTCGGCCTGCCACGCGCGGAGCGTCTTGATGGCGCCCTCGGCGTCGGCCGAGCCTGTGAGGGCCATGGCGATCTTGCCGACCTCGAGCGCGTTGACGTCCACGGTGCTTTTGTCGATTGCTGCAGCCATGCTCGGCCCCTTCTCCTCGGCGGCGGCCGCGGCCATCGCCATCACCTGATCCAGCGAGGCCACGCCATCGGCGAGACCGACCTTGACCGCCTCGGCGCCGCTGAACACCGCGCCCTCGAGCGCGAGCCACGACGCCGCCGTCCCGCCGCGGCGCTCGGCGACGACGCCGGCCCAGAGCGCCGCGGTCATGTCGACGCGCGCCTGCATCTTCGCGCGCGCCTCGGCCGAGAGCGGCTCGAGCGAGCTCGCCGTGAACTTCTGTGGGCCGGATCGGACGATCGTCGCCTTGACGCCGGCGCCCTCGAGCGCGCCCGACTCGTCGATGTGCACCATCACGGTACCGATCGAACCGACTTGCCCGGACGCGGGGAGGTACACGCCCGAGTCGGCGACCATTGCCACGCCGTAGGCCGCGCTCGCCGCGAGCTCGTCCGCGTACGCGAAGCAGGGCTTGCCCGCCTCGGCGACCATGGCTTGCATCCGGCGCACGCCCTCGACGAGCCCGGCGACGTCGCCGCCCGGCGAATCGATCACGAGGACGACAGCGTCGATGTTCGAATCGGCCAGCGCGCCCTCGAGCCGCTCGGCGATCGTGTCATAGCCGTCGTAGAACCCGCAGAGCGTGTCGCCGCGCTGCGCAATGGGCCCGAACACCTCGACGCACGCGACCCGCTGCTCGCCGTACGTCTCGCTCGAGCCGTAGGAAGGGGGGCGCTCGGCCCGAAGAGCCAAGGTCGAGCCGAGCGCCCGCGTGTCGATTGCCAGAACATCGCTCGCCCGCGCCGCGGCGAGCGCCTTGGCGTCGAGCTCGAACGTCACTTTGCGACCGGGCCGCACAAACTACCGGCTACGCGGCGCCGGCCGGTTGCTCAATCCCAGATCACCGCCTCGCGCTCGGCGGGATGATTCTTACAAGCTTGCACGTCTCACGCCTGATACAATGGCGATCCATGATGTCAGACACCGTCGTGCTGCTCGCTGAATCCGAAGCGGAAGCGCTTCGCAGCCTGATTCGAGCCCGTGGAAAGCAAGGCGCCGCCTTGGCGCTCGAGATCCATCCGACCACGCTAGCCACCGCGGCCGCCGGGGCCGGCGTCATGCGCACCACGGCGAGCTACCTCCGTGAGCGACTCAGGGCGCTGGACGCGACGAATCCGAAGTGAAAGCTTGGGCACGTGGCCCAAGAACTCGGATTGAACGGGAACAACGCTCTTCCCAACGTCACGCCGCCGCAGACGCCCGATGGCGGACCCTCCACCGACTTTCAGTACCTCGAGCACGCCTTCGAGGCCGCGCCGCCGCTGACGCTCTCGGCGTGGACCGTCGAGCGCATCCGCGCCGCGCGCGACGATCACGCCCTCGGCGTCTTCAACGTCTCGGCCCTGCTCGCTGACGCGCTCATGACCGACCCGCGGATCTTCGCCGGGATGTTCCAACGGCTCGGGCCGCTCCTCGGCATCCCGCGCGAGGTGAAGGGCGGCGAGCGCTGGAACGGCAAGGGCGTGACCGAGCAGGCGCGCGTCGAGGCCGAGGCACTCTTCGCCCCCGAGTCCGGCGCGTGCCCCGTCGGCACCATGGCGGCCGGCTTCAAGGCGCGCGCGATGATGGGCGTTTGCATCATGCAAATCGTCTGGCGCCCGCGGCCGGACGGCTCTCGCACCGACCCGGAGGTGCGGCCCTGGCCGATGCAGCTCTCGTTCTGGAACGAGTACAAGAAGCGCTATCAGCTCTACACGACCGAGGGGACGTGGACCGTCGAGCCGAACGACGGCAAATGGATCGTGATCGAGCTCGGGCCGCGCGGGTTCCTCGACGGCGCCCTGCGTCCGCTCGCGCTGCTCTGGGCCGATCGCTCGTACGCGATCCGCGACCGGTCCAACCACTCCGCGGCGCATGGCTCACTGAACTTGATCGGCACGCTGCCCAAGGGCGTCGCCCCCGAGAGCCCGGAAGGGCAGAAGTACAAATTCGCGATCATGAACCTGCAGCGCTCGCGCGGCGGGCTCGTGAAGGGCGCGGACAGCGGCCTCGACGCGCTCGAGGCGAAGACGCTCGCGTGGCAGATCTTCTCGCAGATCGTCCAGAGCTCGAACGCCGACATCATGCTCGCGTTGAACGGCATCAACGGCGAGACGGTCTACAAGCCGATCTCCCAGATCGACGGCGTTCGCTACGACCTCGTGCGCGTTGAGCTCGGCGCCGCGACGACCCAGTACAACCAGGGCCTACTCCGACCGTGGGCGCTCTACAATTTCGGCGACGAGGGCGTCGTGCCGAAGCTCGGTTGGCTCGTGCCCGACCCGCGCGAGCAAGAGCGCATCGACGCGCTCGGTCGCCAACACGCAGCCTTCACGAGCGCGATCAACGGCTACCGCGCTGCCGGCACCGTCGTCGATCAGCCGTTCGTGGAGCGGCTGGCCCAGCAGTTCGGCGTCGAGGAACCCAAGCTCGCGCCCACGCCGCCCCCTGCGCCCGCCGCGTCGCCTGCCAAGCCCGCCGCGGCCGCGACGAGCTCCGCGGCCGACGATGCGCAGGTCGAGGCCGGCGCCGATCAGACGGCCTAGAGGAAGCGCCCGTCGTTCTCGGCCCAGCCGTCCGCCGCGGTGTACTCGCTCGCGGCCTCACCCGGCTCGAGCCGCCGGCCCGTCCGATCGCTCTCGGCGAGCGGGTCGAGGCGCATGCCCGGCGACGCGATGCCCTCGGCGCCGAAGCTCCGCGGGTCGTATGCGTCCCGCTCGAGGTGGAGCAGGTGCCACGCGAGATGCACGAAGCCGTCGAAGGCGTCCTTGTTCGCCATGCTCGAGATCATCGGATTGAACCCGGCGAGCTGCCGCTCGAGCACGGGGAACGATCCGGCGAGGTGGATCCGCCCCTGATCGTGCGCCGCGGCGACCGGCTCCGCGCGCGTCTTCTTCCCGTCGAAGGCGTGCACCTCGACGATCGCGTGTCGCGCACGCTGCAGCGTCGCGCCGTACTTCTGTCGCAGTCCCGTGTGCCGCGGGTCGACCTCGATCACCGTGATCAGCATCGTGAGATTAGCCCGCACGAGGTCGCCGCCCTTGTTCCGCTCGACGACGATCGACACCATCCCGCCCGGCTCCGTCATCTGCTCGAGCTGCCAGAACGCCTCGAGGACCTCGAAGCCCCACGACTCCGCCGAGTGCCGCGCCGTGCGGTCGTCGGTCACGTACAGGTGTCCGCCGATCTCGCCGCCCGCGACGATCCCCGTCTGGTCACTCCCGCGGTTCTGCGACACGCCCGGGTCGACGCCGACCGCCGCGCTCTTGAACTTCCCCGGCGGCCTCGCGCGGTTGTTGTCGATCACCGCCTTCGGGAACATGCGCGCGCCGCGCTGCACGATCGCGAAGAGCTCCTGTAGCCCGAGCCGCGTCCCGCCGTACTTCTTGACCATTTTCGCGATGAATGCCGGGTCGAGGTTCGCCGCGTTATCGAACGTCGAGCCCCTCGTCACGACCGTGTCTGACTCCGCCTCGATCTCGTCGAGCAGCGGGATCTCTTCACTCGGCGTTGTCGTGAGCGCGGTCTTCGTCGTCGTCCCGGGCCTTCGCAGTGCAAACTGAATGTTGTTCCAGAGCGCCTCTGGATTCGGCCACTTGCAGATCTCGTCGCCCCAGACCGTGTCGACGTTCGGCCCGCGGAACTCGGGGTTATCGGCGCTCCAGACCATCACGTGCACGTCTTTGCGCCCGGGGATCTCGACGCGGTGTTTCTGCTCGAGCCACCGAGGCCGCTGCTCCTCGGGCCACACGTTCAGGAAGCCCATGCCCGGCTCGTTCGTGCCCTCGCCGAGCATCGTGTCGCGAAGGTCTTGATACGTCGCCGCGATCATCGCGATCGACTTCGCCGCGCCGCTCTCGATGCGCTCGCGCACCCACTCGGCGCCCGACCTCGTCTTGCCGAACCCGCGGCCCGCGTCGATCACCCACGTGCGCCACGATCCCGGCGGCTCGACCTGCTCCGGCCGCGCCCAGAACCGCCACGCGTAGAGCAGACGGCGCGCGTCGAGCGGGGAGAGGCCGGCGAGGACGCGGCGCCGGCCGTCGGGCTCCAGCTGGCCGAGGCGGAGCGCCAGGGAGGCGGTCACCGGCGACGCTCGATCTTCTTCGCGATGCGGCCGATCGTCACCGTCGATGCCGTCCCGCGCTCGGGCGGGATGAGCACGAGCAACCCACCGCGAAGCTCGGCGCGCCATGATGATTGCTGACGAACCGCGCCGATTACTTCGTCGACCGTGGCTCCCTCTGGCACGTCGACGACCTCTTCGCCGAGCACGAGCCGCCCTCCGAGAAGTGAGCCACTCATCGCGGCGCCGCTCCGCTCGCCACCATCCCGCGGAGGCTCGCCGCCTGCCGCTGGCCCGCTTCCTCCCGCTCCACGATCTCCCGCAACCTCCGCACGAGCGTCGCCCGCGCCTCCACGTTCAGCGGGTCGAGCTCCGGGTCCGGCCCCGTCGGCCTCTCGTGCTCCGCCAGCTTATCGAGCAAGTCCGTCCGCTGCCGCACGTACATCGCGTACCCCTTCAGGTCACCCGCCTTGCGCGCCGCCTCGGCCAGGGCCCCAAGCCTCGGCGCCTCCGCCCTCAACCCCTCCACGATGCCCTGTAGCGTCACCGGAGCGGCCGGGGCGGCCTCCGCCTCGGGGATCGCCGCCGCCGCTTCCTGCGCCGCCATGGCCCCCTTCCGCGCCGCCCGCAGCACGTTCGCCACCGAGCCCGCCGAGACGCCCAGCGCCTTCCCCACCGCCGCCGCGTTCATGCCCGGTTTCGCAGCCTTCAAAGCCACGATCGCCGCTCGCAATTCGTCCGAAATGGGGTCGCCGCTCAAGTCACACCGTTACAACTACACTGAACTGCAAGGAATTTGCCTCGTGTGTCTGATCGGTTCGCCGACCGCATCGATTGACGCGCCAAAAAAAGTCGCCCCTGCGTCATGACGCATCCCCATCGGGAAGTGGGGTGGGAAGCGCAGTGGGAAGCGGGGTGGGAAGCGGGGTCCCATTCTCGGCCCCGTTCTTGGCCGTGTCGAGGGAGGTGTCGACCGCGCTTCCCTCTTGATTCAGGCTGGGAAGCGCGGTGGAGCCTGCAAAATCACCGAGCAGCACCCCGCTTCCCGCCGCGCGCACCCCTTCGGGGTGTGCGTGCGCGCGCGAGGGGAAGCGCGGTCCCGCTCCTGCGCCCTCCCCCTGGGAAGTGGGGTGGGAAGTGGGGTGGGAAGCGATGGGAAGTGTGGTCCCAGAGACACACAATACGACGCCTTGTTTTCGCGACGCGTCAGGGAGTCGGACGATGCCGCCCTCGGCCAGGAGCCGGGTAATAGCGGTCTCGATCAGGGTGCGCTTGCCGGCGACCATGCGGGCGAGGTCCTGCCGGGTGTGCACGGGGACGCGCGATTTCACGAGCGCCTCGAGGACGTTGTGCTTGACACGCTCGATCTGGCTCTCTTCTCGGGCGGCAACAGCGGCTTGACGGTCGCCCTTGGGTGTGGGGTGGGCGGTTTGGAGCGGGGTCATCCGAGCTCGCGCGTGGTCGATGCGCATCCGGAACGTGGGCTTTTCATGGCCGAGGCGGTTCTTCGGAACGTCGACGTCGATGTCGCCTTGCCCTTCCGGGATCGAGCGCAGGACGAGGAGCAGATCGGCCCCGTACTCGACGGCGCCGCTGTCCTTGCCGGCGGCGAGGGCGTTCGGCTCGCGCTCGTCCCCGCCGCGGTAGAAGGCGCGCGAAACCTCGGACGTGGCGACGACGAGGATGTGATGCCGCTTGGCGATGCGGACGATGGCATCGGCGACGAGGTCGACTTTGGCGCGCGGCGTGTCGACCTCGTCGGAACCTGCGACGCGAAGCTTTTGGATCGAGTCGCAGACGAGCAAGCCGGGGCCAGGGCGATCCTCGTGCGTCCCATCGGGGAGCTCGACGCGGACGCGGCAACGTCGCGCGAGATCGGCGGCGACGGCCTCGAGCAACTGCCCGTGCTCCTCCTGGTCGACGAGGGCGAGGGATGCGAGCTCGCCTTCGCAGCATGAGGCGAGATGGTCGATAGCAAGCGGGTCGCGCGCCTCGAGGTCGTCGCGGTTGAGCCCGGACAGCTGGCCGAGGCGGATCCGGATGCCCTCGCCCGGCTCGTCGGCGGCCAGGATGGCGACCGGGATGCCGCGCGAGGCGGTCTCGTGCGCGAACTGCACGGCGAAGGTCGTTTTGCCGGCGCCAGGCGCCCCAGCGAGCACGACAACGCGCCCGGTCGGGATGCCGCCGCGGGTGGCCAGGTCGAGCGCCGCGACGCCCGTGGAGAGGCGCGGGAGTGGCGCCGCGAGCATGCCGCGCACCTGATCGGCGAGGGCGGGGACGGCGGCGCGCCCCGTGGCGAGGCGCTCGACAGCGGCGGCGTGCGCGGTCGCGAGCGCGACGGGGTCGGCCTCGTACGCCTCGGCGATCGAGGCGTGGGCGAGCGCGATCAGGCTCCTTGAGCGCCACTTCGAAAGAACGAGCTCGGCGTGCGTGGCGACGTTGCCGACGGCGGGGGTCGCGTCGACGAACTGCGCGACGTAGGCAAGGCCGCCGACCCGCTCGACGAGGCCGAGGTCGCGAAGCTTGCCGGCGACGGTGACGAGGTCGACGGGGCGGCCCTCATCGGCGACGGCGAGCGCAGCCGAGAAGATCCGGCCGTTGTCCTGGGAATAGAAATGCTCGGGCGCGAGGATGCCGCGAGCCGCTTCGAGCGCGGTGACCGAGAGCATGACGGCGCCGAGCACGGCGGCCTCTGCGTCGAGGTTGTGGGGCGGTACGCGACCGGCGACGTGCGGCGCCACGGCGCGCAGCTCGGGACGGCGGGGCGGTTCTCGACGACGGTCGCGCGCCATCACGTGGCCCTTGCCTGGTCGGGGTCGTCGAACAGGGGGCGCGACTTCATGACGCGAGCGCCTGGCTATGGTCGGCGGGAAGCGCTAGGTCATTCGGCCAAACCTCGGCGCCACAATCGGCCATGAGCGCGGCGACAGCATCGGCCTGCGCTTGAGCGGCGACAGCATCGGCCTGCGCTTGAGCCGCCCGCTCGGCCAGCACGTAGCACCGGGCCTTCGACAGGATCACGCGCGCGACCTCGCGCTGCTCCCGCTCGGGCAGCGGGACGCGGTCGAGCGCCATGGCGATGCGCGCGAGATCGTCGAGCGTCTTTGCGGCGATGGCGCGCTCGGAGAGGGCGTGCGCGGGAGCGGAGAGGCCGGGGTGCATCATCGTGGCTTCGCTTTCTCGGCGCCGGCCGTGTCGCGGAGGGCGGCATTGATTAGCTCGATGACGGGAGCGGGAAAGTACTGCCCGAGCGGAGCGATTTCGTTGCGCACGACGGCCAGCGCCGCCCGCATCGCCGCTGCCGAGGCGATGGCCGCGTCGATCTGCTCTTCATAGTGGACGTCAGCAGCCACGCGCAGACGGATACTGTCGGCCCAGCCGGCCTCGGCCTTCTCGGCGCGAGCGATGGCCGCGTCGCGCTCGGCGCGGACTTCTTCGAGCTCGTCTTCGAGTTCGATCCCTACGCGCTCCGAGTTGCAGCGCCGCTGGCGCTCTTCTTCCAGCGCGGTCTGTGCCTCCTCCAACGCATTACACAGCCTCTCGGCCGTGTCGCTCATCTTGTCCCGTGCGGCGTTGGCTTCGTCGAGCAGCGCGTCGGCGACCTCGGGGCGGATCATCTTCTCCCGCGCGGCTTCCGAGGCTTCGAGCCGGGCGAGAGCCTCGCTGATCATGCTTCGAAGCGGGATTCCGTAGCCCGTCGCCCGGAACAACGCGCGGCATTCGTCCGCCACGACCTCCGAGGCTTCGAGCGCGTCGGCGAGATCGCCCAGTAGCCCGCGGGTGTCCTGAAAGAGGGCCGCGCGGGGCCCGGACCTTCGGCGCGCTTCGGCGATCAGTTCCTTCGGGGTCATCGCTCACCTCGCACAGTGTCGTGGAGCGCTTGCCACATCACGACTTCGCGTGTAAGGCCGACCTGACCGACGGCCGCTACGTACGCCCTCGCCGCAGCGGCCACGGGCGCGTCCTTCTCGAGCGCGTCGGCGAGGCGCGCTGCCCAACAAGCGCCGGACGAGAGGCGGCCTTGCGTAGAGAGCGCGGCGAGCCACGCCCGCGCATCGGCGATCAGTTCCTTCGTGGTCATCGCTCCGGCCTCCCCGACGAAAGCACGCGCTTCCCACAGACGCGGCACTCCCACGTGCGCGGCGGCGCGCCGAGGTACTCGGGAATCCGCCACCACCGATGGCCGAGCGCGTCGCACCGAACGGACATGACGACGCCGACGACGGCACCGAGGACGCGGCCAGCCTTTTCCAACCACGGGATCCTCATCGGAACCACCTAACGACGACGACGACCGTCACACAGAGCATGGTGAATGCGATCAGCGCGAAGCAACCGAGCGTTTCGCGCATGCTGGCCTCGTGCGGAGTCATGCGGCCCCCTTCCCCTGCACGCCATCGAGCGCCTCGAGCGCGAGCACGTATGCCGCAGCCTCGGCGCGGAGCTTCGGCGCATGCTCGACGAGCCGCGGGTCACGCAGCATCGAGTCGACCGTCGCGAGCCGCCCGACGAGCAAGCGCGAGGCGATGACACGGCCCGGCTCGCCATCCTCGGCGCAGCGGAGACCGAGGCCGGTGATGAACACGGACGCGTAGCCGCCCCACACGGCGCGCACCTTGCCGAGGTTCGCGACGGCGTAGAGGCGTTGCGCCGGGCCGTCTTTCATACAGCCGGCTCCGGGTCCTCGAGCAAACCGTCCTGGATCAGCCGGAGCGCGGATTGCTCGTGCGAGAGGCCCCAGCGCCGCGCCGCGTGGTCCAGCTTCGCGAGCCAGCGCGGCGTGAGCGCGACGATTACGCAAATCTCAGGACG